TCACCTTGACATGTGGAAAACGGATTTAAAAATATATAAGCAATAAGTAGTATGTGCGATAGATCTGGTCCAGATACCGGTGCCGCACTTTGCCTGTCTGCCATAGGACAACAGGACACATACCTATTGGGTGACGAATCACTCTTTAAGTACGAAGAGAAGAGACACTCCAACTTTAGAAAATTCCATAGAAATTTTAAGGTTAACAAACCTTCAAATGCCGTGAATGGCTGGCCTTTTAATCAATCGATAAAGGTTACACTTAGACCACAAGACATGGGAGACTTGTTATGTAATATGTATATAAAGATCAAATTACCCCGTTTGAAATCATCGGATTACAATTACGCAGACCGAGTTGGTAGACACCTCTTTAAAAAGATAACTATGCGCGTGGACGAAACTATTCTAGAAGTATACAGAGATGATATTGGATTCATTTATGATGAAATGTATCTGGATCAATCTGAAAGCGTGAGTAGAATTTATACAGATGGTCGGTTCATATATAGAGAAAATGTATTGAACACATCACTCAAGTTCATAAAAACAGGTGATACATTTGTATACGTACCAATCCCATTCTTCTTTTCCAGAAGCTACGAATCATCGGACTACGAAACAAATGTCCACAACAGGCCTTACTTTCCATTGTGTGCCATAAACAAACAAAAGCTTGAATTTGACATAGAGTTTAGACCACAGACGTTCTTCACGGATAATGTGGATACACTTACAACTGACGATTTTGATATAGTTACTGAAGAGATCACACTCACACCAGATGAGCGCCTCTATTATACATCAGGTAAATACGAAATCATCACAGATATATTCAAGACCCACCCTAAGGTCGATACCGTACCAGGAAATGATAATCTAAAAATAGAACTCACACCCGAAAACAGAGTAAAGACTCTTCATTTCTTTTTCAGAAACAAATTGTTTGAAGACGAGAGTGTTTCAAGTAATGTGAGTGTTTCTCCACCGAATAGCAGCACATCTGATCAAAAATACCACTATTATCACAACCGTTTTAATCTCACACCTTTCCCGGAATACAAAAGAGCAGTCGATTCTTTGTCGGACGACGTAGCATCCGAGGCTAAGCTTTTCATCAATGGCCAAGAATTACCGTTCATAAACAGGGTAGATTCACATTATTACAGGTATCTCACCCCACTCAATCACAAGTTTCATACCACACCCAGAAATATATACACGTATACCTTCTCGATGAATCCAAGAAATGTAGACCCATCGGGAAGTTTGGATTTCACAAACATAAAAAATAATCGAACTCTCATAGATTTCAAGATGAACCCATATTACGGAACGAATGAAACTTTCACGTGTCACATTTACTACACGTGTTACCAAACGCTCACATTTGAAAATGGGTACGTAAGCACTCGAGAACTTCTACCCGTAGAAGGAGAATTACCTACCGAATAAACTGTTTTTGTTTTCTTTTATGTATTCGATGACGCCATTTTTGATACACCATTTGATGAAATTGAGTTGAGCAACAGTCGTGCTTATTTCATCAGATGTACCCGGCACCTTATAGGATATCTTGTCTGAACGACAGAATGGGTCGAACAACTTTTTGCTATAGCCATCTAGCGTAGACTTATAGGCACAATGCACACTAAAGATTTTGCCGTCGATAGTTTTATACATTAGGTTTGTCTTTTTAGAATAATTGGTTATGAACCATTCGAGGTTACGGAGGGAAATACCACCTGTTTTGGTGAGTATCTGCATAAGCGTCTTACCGTTTTCAGGGGTACCGTAAAACGCATCTATGGAATTTAACAGAATATCTGATTTCCTCATACTACATCATACTTCTTAAATCTCTAAATTGGTTATTGTTAGATGCTTCGCATGCTGGACAATTAGGACTATACATGGGAGGAAATGTGTGGTTGTGTCTCACACTCGAGTTCATATTTATAGGCTCATGGAGTTTGGGTGTATTTGCGTGTGATAAGCAAAACCCACCATGACTCGCTTTTCTAGTACACGGTTCTCCACCCTTTTTTACACCCATACAATACCCCCTGGGATTTGGCATATCCCGCATTAATAATTTGAGGGGAATGTTATAATTGGTCGATACGTTTTGCACAAATTTTAACACGCGTTCATGACACGCCTTGTCTAAATCTTCTTCATACGCCTTGACCAAATTTTCAGACACTCTCATCTCCTTAATACATTATAGCGTCTAATTTTTAAATGGTAATTCATCGAGAGGTGTCTCTTTCTTCTTCTTTGGTCTTCTCTTTGGTTTAATCTTGGTGAGGAGTTCCCCGAAAATCTCTTCTTTTGGATCCTCGAATAGAGGTTCAAGCAAATCACACACCGGATTGATGAATTTATTCATAAAATAGTATTCGTAATCGATTGGTACGTTGTTTTCCGAGACGTACTTTGGATCTTCGGATTTTTCAAAAGCTTTCGCCTTTGAGTCTTCTGTCTTCACGAGAATGTAAGGCACGCGATCACCCGACTGCGGCTCCGAACCGGGTTGTCTCTCTCGCATTTTACGAACAACTTGGACGTGTGCTTGGTTAATATCTTTGATTCCGGGGCTATTTATGGACACGTTATGCCCCTTAACCTTATAAGAATCCGATAAACTCTGTGAAAGTGTGAGCTTTTCGTTCGGTACGTCACCTTCGAGGAGTTCAATGGCTCGCTGAAGCGCGAGTGCTTTCGGTGGTTCAGTATCACTACTTTCAAGTACGACGTCCAAGAGTTCCTTACATACTTCTCGTACGTGTGCTGTGTTATCGCGTCTCACGAGTTGAAGACCCTTTACATCGATGTAATCCATATTCATCTTTCCGTCCTTTCCTTGTGTCCACAGCTTTGCGGCGTACCGTTTTTTAGAATAGAGGAAATAGGGCCAATACACCTTTTCGAGTTCCAAATTATTCGGTTTCTTGAAAAGTGCGGTACACTCTTCAGCGGCACGTTCACCAATCTCCCAACTGTACTCAACAGCCTCAATACCTTTACGGTCACCCACATCAAATTCGACCATGACTGAATCGGTATCACCGTACCTCACTTTCGCACCCGGAAAGTTCTTTTCCACGTACTCCTTTGTTTCATCAATCATACTCCGACCTTTTGTCGTCACGGTAGATGCGATATTTACACACGGAAGCATTCCCTTCGATGCACCAGTGAACCCATACACGGAGTTCATACTGATTTTGTAAGCTAATTGCTTACCGTTATACATGGCTTTGAGTGCACCCTTCGACGCGGCCATGTCCTTCTTCGCCTGTTTTCTGAATTGTTTCAATTCAAGAAGAATGCTCGGTAAAAGTGTCGGTACACCCTGTGCGAACTTACACACTCTCTTTGTAGGAGGCTGCCCCTCAACCTTACTCGGCACAGGAATCTCAAATGTTTCGTATTCAACACCAGGTACGTTTTCGTACTTTGGGTCCATCACGAGACTTGAATAACACAAATTGTGTGCCATCATGATTGAAGGATACAGGCCTTCAAAATCTAGCGCCGTAATTGGTTTGTAATATGCACCCTTTTGTGCTTCAAGAACAGTCGCACCTTCATACCCTTGATCCCCCAATTGACCATATTGAATCGTAGGAACCATAAATCCCATCTCCCTCGCCTTCTTTGTTAATTGACTAAACACCTTGATTTGTTGTCCCCGTTCCACGAGATAACACAGGGGTACCCAGGTCGCCTTCGCCATTTCTAGAAGGTTAATCAGTATACACAATTTAGACAAAAGTCTGTGCGGAAGAAGGGTATCCTTAATACAATACTCAGCAACTTCCCGCAATTTCACTGGGTCGCCTTCCTTGTATCGAGCAAACATCTCCTTCGCAGGCATATCAATTTTATTGTCTCCAAGATACAGTTTAGACACGTTATCCAATTTGTATGAATCAAGTTTGTATCCTTTCTTCACCTCATGGAACAAATCGAAAATGAAACGACCAGGCATACTCACGAGTTTCAAATCGTTATCACCCAAAGCACTCGAAGACAGTTTCTTGAGTGTGAGTTCACAATTGTGTCCCCGCAGTTTACTCAATTGAAAGAATTTTAAGTTACATCTCGTCATGATGGCTCTTTTCATGAGATATTCAAGATCAAATCCAAAGATGTTCCACCCAGTGATAATGTCTACATCCTTTTCGTGTAAATAATATGAAAAGGCTTCGAGCATTTCACGCTCGGTATCGAACGAGACTATGTTACAACCCTCGAGTTGAGAATCGGTCTTCTTGTAACACAAACACGTCTTGTCGTAAGGTTCATCACTCCCAAATTTACACAAAGAAATGGCAATCTGGAAACACGCATCACCTTCTACGTCTGCATCCGGAAATTTACCCGTAGAACTGTTACACTCGATATCTACAGATGCCACCACAAATGGCGCCGTCTCAGGATCATCTACAGGTTTAAGATTTCTCCAGTTTCTACATTTAAGATCGATATCCGTCTTCGCAACGCAGTCTGGTTCACAATCATCACCAGTATCTAACCATCCAGTAGACTGAATACCAGTTCGGTGCATGAGGCGCAACACTGGGTCCAGGTTGGATTCATAAATTTTCATTTTTAAGGTTTCATCGGGTAAAGGTCTTCGAAGCCTTCCGCTCACCATGCGACGAGCCGCGAGGTTTTTGAAAAACAGCTGGAGATATGGAAATTTTTCGTTGTTTTGAAATCCCCAGACATCTTTACGGTGAATCGTATTTAAACTCGTGAGACACTCAGGGCACGCCTTGTCTATCTTATCATAAATGATCTTCACTCGTTGTGGTGTCGCATTACGAGGGAGTTTCACAAAAAAGTACGGACTAAAGCTCGTCGTCACACAGACGGACTTACCCTCTTTCGTCTTACCAAAGATACTGATCAAGTGTTCATCCTCTGTATCCCTGGACTCCCAGGTCAGTGCTTGGAAGACAACCATACTTCGTTATCGACCTAAAATTTTAATATAGTTTATTATTAAATGTCAGCAGCACTAGTTGAACTAGTCTCAGTCGGAGCTCAGGATGCATACATCACTGGCGACCCACAAGTCAGTTTCTGGCGCCAAAACTACAAGCGCCACACGAACTTTGCCCTCAAGCCAGAGCGCATGGATTACATCGGTACTTTCACCGGCGGTAGCGAAGTCGTCGTACCAATTCGCTCCAAGGGCGATCTTTTGAGCTACATTTGGATCGAACACCCAAACATTTCTAACGTGTCTACTAACACGGATGGATTGTTCTCTTCAGATGACACTTCTGTCACTGAATTTAGCCTTCAAATCGGTGGCCAAGAAGTCTGTCGATTCGATTCCTTGTATGTGCAAGGTGTTCACAATGTTTTGTACCGCGACAACCAAGCGAAGGCTTCGTGCGCCGTGACCACCGCTGAAGTTGCGGATAACGCGAAGGGTGTCAGTGGTTCCGCAGGTGATTACTACATGGTTCCATTCTTCTTCAGTGAAGACTGGACCAAGTCGCTTCCACTGGTGGCTTTGCAATACCACGAAGTCGAATTGCGCATCAAGTGCCGCTCCGGTCTCGGTAATCTCGGTGCGGTTCCAAAGGTTTACGGTATGTACGGATACCTCGACACAGCAGAACGTGAATATTTCACTGAACAAGAACACGAATTGTTGATCACACAAGTGCAATATCAGCCAGCCAGTAAAACCGATACCTCCATTGACTTGACCTATTTCAACCACCCAGTCAAGGCTCTTCACTTGACTACCTCCAACGTCACCACGGGTGCTTGGACGGATGATTACAGTTTCGATAGCGCATCGCTTTACATCAATGGCCTCGCCTTGTTTGAAAATGCGTCTAACACGTTCCACCACAACGTCGTCCACGAAATGCACACCACTGCACTCGCTCCATCATCTCTCGATGCGCTTCCATTGTTCTCTTGGCCATTCTGCCTCACCATGAACAGATCGCAACCAAGTGGTACGCTCAATTTCTCTCGAATCGACAATGCGAAGTTGACTATCCAAAATCCAAAGTCCGATGCCAGAGAAGGTTTGTACAGAGTGTACGCCGTAAACTATAATGTTTTGCGAGTCAAGAACGGCATGGCCGGTATCGCGTTCTCTAACTAATGCCCAGAAGAACCAAATCCACGTTCGCCTCTTTGCGTCTGCTTTAGTTCTTCTACTTCTTCTATGAGCGGAGTTTCACATCGCTCTAAAATCATTTGAGCAATCCTATTCCCCTTTTTAATGACGAACGGTTCACTCCCGTGATTAAACAGGATGACTTTTAATTCACCCGTAAAATCTGGGTCGATGACTCCCGCACCAGTTTGAATACCATGTTTAAGTGTTAACCCAGAACGCGGCGCAATTCTTCCATATACACCGGGTGGAAGTGATGCACATACGCCAGTACTTATGAATGCACGTTCGAGTGGAGGAACTATGATTTCTTCCATACTATATAAATCGTAACCCACCGAACCAGGTGACGTTCTGGTCGGAATGATAGCATCCGGGTATAGCTTCTTAATTTGAAGACTCATGTAATGTTTTGTATTCAAATCTTTATCCGTGTATATATTAAATGTTACCACTCATCATAGCACTTGGTGGTCTCGCTATAGCGTATACATTTACGGGGGAAGGTCTCATATCTTCAGAGGAAGCTAAGAAAATGATAAAATCTGGAAAAATAAAGAAGGTCATAGACGTAAGAACGACTGTTGAATACAGAATAGGTCACTATCCGCGTGCGCTACATTTACCAGTAGGAAAAATGAATAAAAAGACCGTTTCTGAACTTCCAAAAAAAGGTTTGCTCGTCTACTGCAACACCGGGCAGAGGGCCAGAGTTGCGGCAGAGAAATTGGTTGAGTTTGGATTTCAAGATGTGTATTACATAGCTGGTCACTACTCAACTCTCATGTAAAATATGAGTAATATACAGTATACAACTGTATACATCGTTGAAATGCATACGCTATATATGTAATTGTATAACACACTCATTGGTATCAAAACACCATTAAACATTATATGGGCACACACATATGGTAATGTGTATTTTCCATTATCTGTACACACTACCGTAACAGATAAAACAAAATTTATAGCTTGTACTATGTCACTCAGAAACATAAACATAGTAAAAAAGTGTATTATAGCCATGAGTTTAACGAATTGCCATGCACTATCATGAAAGCATCGTACATGTGGACGTGGGATTATAGTAACCACCGTTTCTATATCTTCTTGACCTTTAGCCAAACATAGAGATTCATCTGGATTTGTTACCAAATACCAGACATCTCGCATATTTAAGTTCCGCGTTTAAACTCTAAGTACATCATAAGATGATAGTGACATTTACAGTGATTGCGTTTTTAGTTATATTTCCACTCACGCTGATAGGGATATCAAGAACGTGCCAACCTCACCCCGAGGACCTTTCGTAACTTCTGAAGAATAGCGTTATCAGGGATAGCCTTCCCGGATTCATATGAATTGATAACGCTCGCGGGTACACCTATCGCGTTTGCTAAATCTTTTTGTGTTTTGAAACCCTTAGCTATACGCCCTTGTTGGATTGTCTTCGCCATCGATACAGATACCTTCTCGTGTGTACCGATTTCCGTTTGATCCAGTTTCTGTTCCTTCGTCACTTCGCGGTGTGGTCTGACCACTTTCTGAGTCGTGGGTGCAGACTTACCATGAATGACGACGGGTTTCCAATCTTGATGATTCATTTTTTATTGAGCGTTTCTCGTTTTTAATAATCTTTCGAGGCGTGGCATTTCTTTGTTTGGAAACATCGTGAGTATCATTGCGGATTTAGTTAAATGCACTTGCCCGTGATTCTTCGAGGAGACGACATCTTCTACTCGAACTAAATCTACGGGTACCATAGACATGCCATTGGCTTTACTATGTGTAACGGCGAGTATGGCCGCATCTCGTTTGGTTTCACGTGGAATTATATCACCTTCGTGACATATGACCACGTGTGATCCAGGCAAGTCTGCGACATGTAACCACCACTCCTTTGGATAACTCGTCTCCGTGAGTGCGTCGTTATCTTTGGCATTCTCACCCACCTTGATAGTGATGCCATCGAGTGACGTGTATGTTCGCATAATATATTTAGAAGCTATGTTTTTATATAGGATATGGCTAGGACGACTACGACTACTAGGGAACAAACGTGGAATAGGGACGACAATTACGTGTTAAAGATGTTTACATGGCACTTATATAAGTCATTACATAATCTTGAATTCTTGGCTATGTATGCGTACATGCGTTTGATAGAAACCAAATTTGTCGTTAAGAAATTGAAAACGAGCGATCTGAAGTTTGTTCAATCTTTGAAAACTTGAGATTCTTCATCTTTTCAATCATGCGTTCAATGTGACGCTCCGCGATGATTATACAGTTTTCAGTCATGATGCGACCTTTGTACTCAATCAAAAGTGGGCCACCGGTACCGACAGTTGTTCTCAAAATATCAAGCATGTTTTGTTTAATTTTTAAAATATCCTATGTACGACTTAGGCGCTTTTTCTTAAGCACCTGTGGACCCAAATCCACCTGAACCTCTCACCGTTTCTTCAATAGATTGAACTTCTCGAACAGCAGGTGTTTCACAGCGTTCCAACACGAGTTGCGCGATTCTGTCTCCTTTTTTGATTTCGAAATCTTTGTCGCCTTGGTTGAAGAGCACGACCTTGACCTCGCCAGTGTAGTCCGGATCGATGACACCCGCACCGACTTGGATACCGTGCTTGACAGCG